TCTGGGCTTCCTGCTGGGCTTTTCCCAATACCTGAGCCGCTGCCGGGGCCACAAGACCAGAGATGCGGTACTCGATATCCTCTGGGAGAGGTTCCCCCGGAGGAGGCAGTTTGACCCCAAGTTGCTTTTCGATCTGCTGACGGTAGGCAAAACCCAAGTGTTCCGCCACATGGGCTGAGATGTTGGCCTGCAAAGCCTGAGCCGCCTGCGGGTTTTGCTGGAGCATCCCCTGTAGACGGGGATCCTGCATGAATGACATGTGTACTTGTATATGGGCCTCGTGGTCCTGATAGATGAAAGCCTTGATGGGCTTCATCTGCAAGGCGTTCATGTTCTCCGTCACAGGGTCTGTGATGGGGATATTGGCCTTATCCGGGAGGACTTCCTGCGAATCCGCTATCCCAAGAGCCTCGATCATCTGACGATGCAGAAGGGGCAGGTCATACAACTGGGGTGCCTGAGCCGCCAACTGGAGCGCGGCCTGATACTTCATGATCCGCTGCGCCATGGTCCCGGCGTTGGGATCTGAAACAGGGATGATATCGATGCGATCATCGAAATCTTCCTTGGTCAGTTTCTTACCGGGGATGTCGTAGGGGTACTCGCTGGGGCCGTAGTCATAGACCAACTGAGAAAGAAGTTTCAGTTCCTTCTTCATCGAGGCGTGTAAACGCGCCTGAACGGCAGACATGACCTTCATCGACCTTTCGATGATTGCCAAGGTAGTTCCGACAGGAGCCTCGCCGTTCATGTCCGCGACCTTCATGTCCGCCTGAGAGGCGAACCTGCGGCCTTCGTCCACGATGTTTCCAAGCAACTGATACAGGGTACCCGAGGGTTCCTTGTAGGGGAGGAAGGTGATGTTCTCCCTCAGGGTTCCGGACGGAATATCCACATCCCGGAACTCTCCCGGCATGATGGGCGTATCGTCTCCTTTGATTCTCAGACCACGGGTCTTGAGTCCACCCGGAAGGTTGGAGAGGGTTCCGGCATCCACCAACTGACGGAGGATGGATGTCGAAGACTTTGCGAGTCCACCCACCAAATGGACAAGCCCAAACCCATAGAAGCCAAGTCCGGGGATGTAGGTGTACTGAACGAAGTGCTGACGGCGCTTCTTGAGCGGGTCGTCTTCGTACCAGTTCCTGCGGATGGCAAGGATCTGACGGGAAGACTTGTCTACCGTGATGACATAGGGAAGCGCGATTCCGGTGGGTTCACCGTTTTCATCGGTGTCTTCGAATCCGGGCAGGTCGTAATCGACCACCATCTCCAGAAGGGTGTAGCGCGAATCAAGTTCCATGCCCTTCGACTCACCGTTCAGTTTGTCGTAGGACTTCTGGATCTGACTCGTGTCAGGCACCGGAGGAGGGAGGGAGATATCAGAATAGAACCCGGAGACCTGCAACTTCCTGATCTCGTTGTAGGTCTTCTTCATCAAATGGGTAGCGCGTTCACAGTTGATGAGATCGCTGGCTCCGTAAGAAACCACGAAATCCTCTGCTGGAACGAAGTTCGAAGCGGGTCTACCGAGTGAAGGATCGAAGTAGACCTTGCGGAACGCTGCACCGGAGAGTGCCAACGAGAAGAGCATCTTCTCCGTCTCTGAGCGATATTCGCTCATCTTTTCCGTCAGAAGATAGTTCAGGTATTCCTGAACTCTTTGAGCCTGATCGATGCGCTCTTTGGTGGATTCACCAAGGATCTTGGTCTGTACCGGTCCTTTGGCAGGGAAGATCTCTTGGATGGTCTGGGCTTGGAACCGGACAATCGCCTCAGAGAGCATGGGGTGAAACACACCACAGGCTCCCTCCCATGGCTGTGTACGGTCCTCAATCTTCAGACCTAGGAGATCAAGACCCTTGATGTAGGTCGTTTCCCATTCCTTGCGAGAATCCTTGTCTGCTTCGTACAAGGTCGCAAGATCGTTCCCGATGTTGTTCAACACCTGATCGGAGATGAACTCCGCAAGGTTCTCGTTGTGACCCGGCTCAGGAGCAGGTTCCGGGGAAAGACTGATCTCCACCCCACCGTCCGGCAACTCCACAACGATGGATTCAGACGGCGAACCGACCGCCACTTCCATCGACATCCCTCCCGTGGGGAAGGGCATCAAAGCGCGATCAACCGCCATCTCTCTCTCCTTACAGGTCGCGGAACTTGCCGCCCTTCACGGCAGCACCCATACCACGAGCGGTACCAGAGGTACCCATGGTCATCTTGCCGCCAAACATCTTCTTCGGACGCATGGCACCACCGACCATCACCGGCTTGCCGAGGCCACTCATCTTGCCCTTCAGGGCATCCTTCGGCTGCTTGCGGCTCTTCGGAGCCTCCATCTTCTCGCTCTTAGCAGTTTTGTTCTTCATCGTTTAAATCCTTAGTAGTAAGAAGTCTTTCGTTTGTAGACTGGCTGATCCTTGTAATCAGACTGGAGGGAGATGAACCCTCCCTTGCGGTAGCGTAGGAGAGCCTGCGTCCCTGAGTCCACATAGTCATCATGCTCTCCGGCAGGAAAAGACGCAAATTCCTCAACCACTTCCTCCGCAAAACGGGTGTTGGGTCGCCATATCCTGCCACTGGAGAACAGATCCGCAATGGCGTTTACACGGGCAACTTTATCATTACCGCGTGACGGGGTGTATTCCGATACGGGGATACCCATGGCCCTCAGTTCGAATATCAGGGGGGTGCCTGCCGCCTTGGCTTCCACAATCAGGGCATCCGGCTTCCAGTAGTTGTACAACTCCCATGCCCGTTTCTTGAGGGTTGGGAACTCCATCTTCTCCTTATGGGCATCCATAAGAATGATGTTCGACTGCATCGCCCCAGACCCGTCTGGGTGGTAGAAAACACCCCAAGTGGTACAGGCTGAGTAGTCTGATCGCTCCTTCTTCAGGAACGCGGTATCCCATGACTGGATCAAAAACTGACACTGCGGGGGTCTGTCTTGCTCCCAGACCTTCCACCAGTCCCGTTTAATCAGTGCGCCCTCTTCGGAGGTGGGATTCTGCTGGTACTGGGCCTGCCATTTATGGGTAGGGATTTCTTCCCGGATAGCCTCCAGTTCCTCTAAGGGCCAGAACTCAGGCCACAGGGGTTTGCCAGAAGGAAGGATTGCCGGGAACTCAATGACCTCCCATTCATCCCCCCCTCTCTGGGCGGATGCCTTGAGAACCTGCCCTACCAGATCCCGCTTCGACCAACGGGTACAGATCACCACAATCGCCCCACCGGGCTGAAGACGCTGGCGGGGTCCGGAGGTGTACCACTCATACGCATGGTCAAACACGGCAGGATCCGAAGACTGACCCTCCTGTTCATCATGGGGGTCATCGATGATCAGAAGATCCGCACCCTTACCGGTGACAGCACCCCCGATACCAATGGCGAAATAGTCACCCCCCTTGGAGGTACTCCACCTACCTGCCGCCTTGGAGTCCGCCCGAAGGGATGTATCAGGGAATACAGCCCGGTAATCCTCCGAATCCACCAAGTTACGGACCTTACGCCCGAAACCTACCGCCAGTTCCGCAGTATGAGAAGACTGAATCACCTTCTTCTGGGGGAACTTGCCCAAGAACCACGCGGGAAACAGAAAAGACCCGAACTCAGACTTGGTATGCCGGGGTGGCATACAAATGATCAGCCTCTTGAGTTTGCCAGAAGCGATTTCCTCAAACTTCTGACCCATGATCTTGTGATGCCGACCCGAAATGAAACCGGGCCACACCCTATGCACGAACGAAATGAAACTCTCTTGAGACAATTCCTTCGTCTTGGCCTTCTCATACTCCTCAAGAAGCCCGTAAAACTCTCTCTGCTGATCCTCAGGTAGGGTTTTCACTAAACCCATGATTCTAGGAAGGTTTTCCTGAGTGATATGCATCAAATGTACCTCAAAATGCAGGGACAATAGCCCCCGTTTCATCACAACTTCGTCTTCGCGCCGTCTCCCCTATCACCTCTTCTCTACACCCCCCCCCTCAAAAGGGGGGTGTAGAGATTGACACTACAATATTCCCTTACAATATCCCCTTTAACGCATCACTTCGATGTATGGATTGCTCGTGTTCACCTTTAGTCAGTCCCTCGACTCGCAATCCTTTATAACAAGTCCTATTGTATCACAATAATTGGGAAAAGTCAATAAGAAATACACCAGAAATGCTAAATTTTTTGCAAAAAATTTTACCTGACACCCATATACCCCCTTTCTACACGCATTTTCCCCACAAATTCCATACAAAACAGGAACTTACGGAACATTAACCCCTACCCCCACCCTACATTTGTTGCGTAAATGATACAGATAGGAGCAAAAGTAGGGGATCGGATGAGTGAAATCGTATATATAGGGTACGCGGGTACGCGCATGTCACGCGGGGGGGTGCGGGTGCGCGATTAGACCGCGCATGCGCCTGCGTTTAACCCCCCACGGGCGCGTGTGCGATTAGACCGTGCGCGTCACGCGCTTCCTCATCCCCGGAACCTGCATCGTCGCTGTCCACGGAACCATCGTCGTCATCGTCCGCACCGTTTACACGCACCGGCAGCATGTCGATGACCGTGACCTGAGGCGCAGCGGCTGACAGTAGCGCACCCAATCGCCGCTCCAGTTCCACCGCGACAGCAGCAGCAGGACGGTCGCGCCTGTCCTCGACTATCTCCACGAACGCGCCGCAGGTCTTGCCCCACAGTTCCACCGCACGGAGCCGCACATGGTCAGGACGCGCATCGTCCTCAGCGAACTGGCGTAGCAACTTGATGACCTTGGAGCGGTCAGAAACGCCGCGAGTCTCTATCAGCCGCATCCGCTCCGCTATCAGCGCATCTACCCTTGCCGCGACCTTATCGCGCTTCGCCAACCGACTCGCATGTGCATGTATCGTCTCCGGTGCCATGTTCTCCGCATCGTATGCGTTGCGATACGCCTCCGCCTGAGACATGCCCTCCGCTAGATTTGCAGCGAATTTCGCCTGTTTTGGTGTCAACCCGTCTTCGTCTTTCACGCCTGACATTGTGTAGTTTTGCCCTTGTTTTGTAGTGGTCTAGTAATTCTTTGACATCGTAACTAGTGCTGACATGGTCATGTTGCCATGTTTTTGAGTGCTGTTTTGACCATGAAACCTACGCGCAGCACCGATTAAACGCAAACTAAATTCGACCGATAATCAGTGACTTAGGCTAATTGTGGTCGTGTAAACGAAGAAAGTTGTTGACTTGTGGTCATGTAATCCCTAGAGTACGCATCACCGGCAGCGGCAACGCTCCGGAGCGCACCCAGACGGCGCACCGCAAGGTAAGAGGTTCTGGTGCCGGATGAGCGCAAGCAGCCCGGCGGTTCCTCAAGGGGAACCCGGCCTAAAGCAGCGGTGAAGTCTAGGGTTGAAGACGATGACCGACATCTCGCGAGTCGCCCGAAAGCGTGACGCTGCCCAACGAACCGGAAAACGCCTTCGACTGACCAGAGCATCCC